GCTCTCGCCAAGGCTCACTCCATCGTTGACGGCAACGGCCCGGTGCCGAAGATCGTCCGCGGTCCCATCGTGGACACGTTGGAGCGCTTCCAGCCGGTCGGCTGGTACTGGTTGGGTGGTTACGGAAGGTTCAGGGAGGCCTCGTTGCGTCGCATCGAGTCGTCCTCGTCCATCGGTGCCAACAGCTGATCCCAGCTACTCTTCAGCGTCAGCCCCCTGCTTCGGCGGGGGGCTTTCGCTTTTCTAGGTAAGTGATTGCGGCTCGGAGTGTTTCAGGGTCGTCGTTGAATAGACCGATTGTGGTGTTGCACCGGTTGCACAGCAAGCCTCGGACAACCCCTGTGCTGTGGCAGTGGTCTACTGCCAGTTCTTTGACTCGCCCGCTTCGGGGGTGGAGCATTGTTTCTGGCTGGTGGCAGATAGCGCATGTGCCGTTCTGTTCGGCAAGCATCCTGTTGTAGTCCTCTAGCGTGATCCCGTACTGGTATTTCAAATTCTTGTTCCGGTACACGTCGGGGCGTCGTTTCTTGCTGAGGCGTTGCGCGGCCCTCACTTTGTCAAGATTGTCTGCCCGGTACTTGGTGACTCTTGCCAGCACACAAACCTTGCAGTGCCCGTGCCTGCCGTCTTTCCGCTTGCTGTCCCGATGGAACTCGTCGAGCGGTTTCTGTTCCCCACACTTGCTACACTGCTTCACGTCAACTCCTTGCGTTGGCCGGCCCCCAGACGTTGTGAGCGTCGTGGGGGCGTTTACGTTGTGGGGGTGAGCATAGCGTGCTGGTGTATAATGCGTGTACCAGTTCGCCTACCTTGAGGTGTTTTCGATGAGTATTTCTAACTATCTGGAAGATCAGCTTCTGGACACGTTGCGGAACGGGTCGTTTGCTGTGGCGAACGTCTATTTGCAGTTGCATACGGGTGATCCTGGTGAGACTGGGACGGCGAATACGGCGTCGGAGACTTCTCGTCAGGCTGCGACGTTTGCTGCGGCGTCGGGTGGTTCGATGGCGACTTCGGCTACTGCGGAGTGGACGAGTGTGTCTGCGACTGAGACGTATTCGCATTGGTCGTTGTGGGATGCGGCGTCGGCCGGTAACTGCCTGTGGTCTGGTGCTTTGTCGGCGTCGGCTGCTGTGGTTGCGGGTGACACGTTCCAGATCACTTCGTTGACTTTGACTTTGGACTGAGTCTGTGGCGACGAATTTCCCTGCGTCGCTTGACTCGTTGACGAATCCGACTTCTTCGGATTCGTTGAATTCGCCTTCCCATAGTGCTCAGCATGCGAATGTGAATGATGCGGTTGAGGCGCTACAAGCCAAGGTGGGTGCGGATTCTTCGGCTGTGACTAGCAGTTTGGATTATAAGATCGCCCAACTAGAAGCACAAGGTGCTTACACCGATTACAGCGGCAGTATCACATTCACGAACTTTACGCTCGGCAACGGAACCGTCGTGGCCCGTTACACGCAAGTCCAAGACTTCGTGCATTATTGGGGTTTGATCACGTTGGGTTCAACCTCATCGGTGGGAACCGCTCCCCGACTGACGCTTCCAGTAACTGCGGCTAACACCACAAACAACAACTTTTCGAGCAATGTTTGGTATGAGAACCCTGGAGTCCAAAACAACGTCGGAGTGATCACGACCATCATTTCTGGTACGGAAGCATATTTCAACGTTTTTCTGACCAGCGGGAGTTACGGCGCGGCGACAGCATTGACCGCGACAGTTCCATTTACTTGGGCAACTGGCGACCTGATTCAGTTCAATATGGTCTACGAGGCGGCATGATGAGCACTTTCATTTTCAACCCGTTATGGCCTGAGGCGACTGATGCTCAAAAGTTGGAGCAGGTTCGTTTGTGGCGTAACAGCGAACTGGCCCGTACTGATTGGACGCAGGTTGCTGACGCACCGGTAGACGCTTCAGCGTGGGCGACATACCGGCAGGCTTTGCGTGACCTACCCGCAACCATCAACATTTCTAATCCTGTTCTGCCTGATCCGCCGGGAGCAAGCTGATGGCTACGAATTTTCCTGTGTCGCTTGACACGCTCACTAACCCGTCGGCTACTGACACCCTGGATTCGCCGCCGCATGATGAGCAGCACGCTGACGCTAATGATGCGATTGAGGCTTTGCAGGCAAAGGTTGGTGTTGACGGTTCTGCTGTTACGACCAGTATTGATTATCAGTTGAATACTGGTTATCGGTATCATTCGACTGTCTATTTCACTTCGTCTGGGACGTTTACGAAGGCTTCGTATCCGTGGTTGCGTGCGATCCGTGTGAAGGTTCAGGGTGCCGGTGGTGGTGGCGGTGCCACCGACCAATGCAATGTCGGTGAAGCGGCTGCTGCTGTTGGCGGTGGTGGAGGGTGCTACGCCGAATCGTTCATCACCGATATTGCGTCGTTGGCTGCTTCCGTGACGGTTACTGTTGGTGCTGGCGGTGCTGGTGGCACGGGCGGCGACAACACAAACAGCGCCACGGCTACTGCTGCTAGTGACGGTGGGGATTCGTCATTCGGTTCAGGTACCGCATATGAGGTGTCCGCAAGTGGCGGGTTTGCCGGGAATGCTGGCCGTGACAGTCTAGCGTGGAGTGGGAATACCGGCGAACCCGCACGGCTAGTCGGAACTGGAGACCTAGTAATAGGTGCGTCCGCTACCGAACATTCGTTGTCGGTTGGTACCACAGACAGTTCTATTACGATAGCTCATGGGAGTGCTGGTGGGGCATCTATGCTAGGTGTTGGTGGCAGAGGTGGCAGAGAGCGGAACGATAACAACTCGTCACCGGGTAGTAACGGGGTGCGTTACGGTGGTGGCGGAGGTGGGGCAGCGACTTGCGCACAATCATCACTTACCGATGGTGGAGATGGCGGTCCCGGTGGTGACGGTGGAGTGTTTGTGGAGTTGTACGCATGAGATACGCCCATGTCAACGCTACTGGTTTGGTCGTGAACGTGTCCCTCTGGGATGGTGTCACCGAATACGATCCGGGTGACGACATCACGCTTGTCGCTGTGCCTGATGGTGTTCGGGCCGGTCCTGGCTGGACCTATGACGGCACCAACTGGGTCGCACCGCCCGCCGAGGACGAGGAAGGTGAAAGCTGATGGCCTCTAATTTTCCTTCTTCGCTTGACACGTTTACGAATCCGTCGTCTTCGGATGCGATGGATTCTGTGTCGGTGCCTCATGCTTCGCAGCATTCGGATTTGAATGATGCTGTGGAGGCGTTGCAGGCGAAGGTTGGTGCGGATTCGTCTGGGGTTGCGTCGAGCCATGATTACAAGATCGCCCAGTTGGAGCAGCACGGCGAGTGGGTTGATTTCTCAGGCAGTTTGGCTCTTACAAACTGGACGCTTGGTAACGCAACGATAGTCATTTGCAAATACGCACAGATCGGCAAAGTCGTTCATTATGTCGGTGACATCATTCTCGGATCAACGTCAACAACAGTCGGCGATCTTCGTGTAAATCTTCCAGTTACTGCTTCGCTTGGATACGCCCAGCAAAGCGGGTTGGCTAAATACTTTGACATTGGCACCGCACTTCACGCCGGAATGTGTATGTTCGAAAACCAGACGACGCTAAACATGATGGTGTTGGACGCCACCACTTCGAAAGTTCACCTTCAAAACGTCGGTACCTCAAACCCATTTACTTGGAGCGCTGCGAATAACGATCGTTTCATTTGGCAGATCACCTATCAGGCGGCGTGACATGAGCATGTTCCAGTTCAACCCACTGTTTCCGGAAGCGACCGACGAACAGAAAATGGAACAGGTCCGCAACTGGCGTGACGTTCAACTGGCCGCAACCGATTGGACGCAGGTTGCGGACGCACCCATAGATGCTTCAGCGTGGGCGGCATACCGTCAGGCCCTCCGTGATTTGCCTGCCACCATCGATATCAGCAATCCTGTTCTGCCCGATCCGCCGGGAGCCTAACAATGGCACGGCTGTACGAGTCGTCCACCGACTACGAAGAAAACGTAACCTACGCAGGCGACACCCTCGCCTCCGACCGGTACGACTCCGAAGCCGACTACGACCGGATCACCGTCACCTACGAAGGCGCTGTCACCGACACCCCGCAAGGGTACGCCTCCACCTCAACCACCTACAACGCCCTCACATCGTCCTACAACGGCTCAAAGACGGTTGACCGGACCGCCACAGGGGCAGGCACCGGAGCATCCGCCACCGTCCAACTCACCATCCACCCACGCACCAGCAGCTCGTCTGGCACAGGGGCATCCACCTCAACCGGTGTTCGAATCGTCTCACGCACCGGAACTAGCGCGGGTGTCGGCACGTCAAACAACGCGATCTTCCGCGAACACTTCCGCACCTCCTACGGGACCGGAGGCGCAACAGCCGGCGACACCGCCATCGGCCTGCACATCCACCCTCGAACCGGCACCGGATCAGGCGCAGGTGTTGGTGTCACCACGTCACGCCGCATCTACCGTCGAGCAGGCGCAGGCACCGGCACCGGCACCTCCACCGCCGCAGGTCGCCGCTACCAGGTGTTCCGCACCCCAACCGACAACCAAGTGGATTTCACCGGCTCCGACTTCTACGGGATCGACATGATCCCTGCCAACAAACTTGTGTACTCGTTGTATCGCCACTATCAGCCCGGTCCGCGTGGCCGCAACGTGTGGAAACTGACCGACGGGACATACACCGAGAATCAGCCGATGGACGACACCGACATTGCGATCATCTATCAGGGCGGCCATGATCATGTGCTGTTTGATGATGATGAGCGGGACGCTTTGATTGCCGCCGGTTACGGCCCGTACATCTCGTAGACTGTTTCACATGAAACATCGTGAGGTTCATCCTGAGTTGGATGTGGAGGGCTGTTTCGGGTGTCGTGTCGCCCACGTCGGCTTTTCTGCTGCTGCTATGCCGTCTCGTAAGGGGCAGGCGAACAGCATTGATGCTACGGAGCGTCGCTGGTCGAAAGACATGGATGCTTATAAGCGTCTGCGGCGTGACGGTTTGCAGCCTGCCCATGTGGATGGGGCTGCGAAGATTGAGCGGGAGGCGACTGACCGCTCCCAAGTTGAGACTGGCATTCTGTAGTAAACTGGCGGGATGCCAGGTGTCAAGAAGACAATGGGG